TAATAATCTTATTAAATCTTATGATATATCAAATAATAATCTTATTAAATCTTATGATATATCAAATAATAATCTTATTAAATCTTATGATATATCAAATAATAATCTTATTAAATCTTATGATATATCAAATAATAATCTTATTAAATCTTATGATATAAGTTGTAATAATTTAATTAAATCTTATGATATATCAAATAATAATCTTATTAAATCAAATGATATAAGTTGTAATAATTTAATTAAATCTTATGATATATCAAATAATAATGAAATAAAAACTCTAAATTTAATATCATATGATATATCAAATAACAATCTTATTAAATCTTATGATATAAGTTGTAATAATTTAATTAAAACAGATCATTTAAAAGCTAAATATATATATAATGATACAAAAATAGAAATAATAGATATATCAAGTAATCATATAATAGTGAATGATATGAGTTGTAATAATATAAGTAATAATGGATATGTGAATATAAAAGATATATCAAGTAATTATATTAATGTTATGGATATTAGTAGTAATCATATAATAGTGAATGATATATCATGTAATAATATAAATACAGATGGTTATATTAATATTAGAGATATATCGAGTAATCATATAATAGTAAATGATATATCTTGTGGAATAATAAGTAATAATGGTTGGATTAATATTATAGATATATCAAGTAATTATATTAAATCAATTGATATGTCAAATAATAATTTAATTAAAACAATATCATTAACATCAAATGATATATCAAATAATAATTTAATTAAAACAATATCATTAACATCAAATGATATATCAAATAATAATTTAATTAAAACAATATCATTGACATCAAATGATATATCAAATAATAATCTTATTAAATCTAATAATATATCAAATAATAATCTTATAATATCAAATGATATATCAAATAATAATCTTATTAAATCTATTGATATATCAAATAATAATGAAATTAAAACATTATCATTAATATCTAATAATATATCAAATAATAATCTTATAATATCAAATGATATATCAAATAATAATCTTATTAAATCTAATGATATATCAAATAATAATGAAATTAAAACATTATCATTAATAGTATATGATATATCATGTAATAATATGATAAAAGTTAATAATATTAAAGTTCAAACTATATTAAATCCAGGTTCTAAAATAGAAATAATAGATTTATCATGTAATAGTATAACAACAAATGGTAAAGTTGATATTAGTAATATATTATCAAGTGATATATCAAATAATAATGAGATAAAAACGGATCATTTAAAAGTGAATTATATATATAATGATAATAAAGTAGAAATAATAGATATATCAAGTAATCATATAATAGTAAATGATATGAGTTGTAATAATATAAGTAATAATGGTTTTGTGAATATAATAGATATATCAAGTAATTATATTAATGTTATAGATATATCAAGTAATCATATTAAAAGTGTAGATATATCATGTAATAATCTAAGTTATGATGGATATATTAATATAAGAGATATATCAAGTAATTATATTAAAAGTGAAGATATATCATGTAATAATGAAATAATAACAGATCATTTTAAAGTAAATTATATATATAGTGATAATAAAGTAGAAATAATAGATATATCAAATAATCATATACAAGGTAATGATATAAGTTGTAATAATATAAGTAATAATGGTTTTGTGAATATAATAGATATATCAAGTAATTATATCAATGTTATAGATATATCAAGTAATCATATAATAGTAAATGATATAAGTTGTAATAATATAAGTTATGATGGATATGTGAATATAAGAGATATATCAAGTAATTATATAATAGTAAATGATATGAGTTGTAATCATATACAAGGTTATGATATAAATTGTAATCATATAAGTTATGATGGATATGTGAATATAATAGATATATCGAGTAATTATATAATAGTAAATGATATGAGTTGTAATAATATAAGTAATAATGGTTTTGTGAATATAATAGATATATCAAGTAATTATATTAATGTTATAGATATTTCATGTAATCATATTATAGTGAATGATATAAGTTGTAATAATATAAGTTATGATGGATATGTGAATATAATAGATATATCGAGTAATTATATTAATGTTATGGATTTATCAAGTAATCATATACAAGGTAATGATATAAGTTGTAATAATATAAGTAATAATGGTTTTGTGAATATAATAGATATATCAAGTAATTATATTAATGTTATGGATATTAGTTGTAATCATATAATAGTAAATGATATAAGTTGTAATAATATAAGTTATGATGGATATATTAATATAAGAGATATATCAAGTAATTATATTAAAAGTGAAGATATATCATGTAATATAATAACAATAAATAATATAAAAACAAATATTAATAATTTAATATCAGCATATGGAGATACAGAAGATAAACAAGGTGATATTAGATTTAAAACTATGGGAGATGACATTACAAATATATATTTATGTATAAGAACATATAAAAATGGTATAGATAAAATATGGAAAGAAATACAATTAATTGATATAAATTAATTAAAATAAATTAATAAGGCGAATAAGTCGAACGAAGTGAGATGAGCCTATATATGATATAAATTAATTGAAATAAATTATATGATATAAATTATATGATATAAATTAATTGAAATAAATTAATTGAAATAAATTAATAGAAATAAATTATATGATATAAATTATATGATATAAAATTGTTGAGGCTCATCTCACTTCGTTCGACTTATTCGCCTATATATGATATAAATTAATAGAAATAAATTATATGATATATAAAATTGTTGAGGCTCATCTCACTTCGTTCGACTTATTCGCCTATATATGATATAAATTAATAGAAATAAATTATATGATATATAAAATTAATGAGGCTCATCTCACTTTGTTCGACTTATTCGCTTATTTATAATAGTAATTCATATTTATTATAATAAAATAATGATATAAAAGATTAATAATATAATGAGGCTCATCTCACTTCGTTCGACTTATTCGCCTATAATAGATATATATAAATTTAATTTTATTTATAATAGAAATAAAATTAAATCAATTTTGGTATTTTTCTTTGAATTGATAAATTTTGTTAATATGATTAATATATTTGATACCAGTACAATTTTCTAAAATAAATTCCCAGAAATGTATTTTAGAATCATTGTTTAATTTTTTAAATAGACTATTAGGACATAATGCTATTTGATCAAATATTTTTTCATATAAATAATTTGATATTTCATAATATTCATCTAAAATTTGTAAATTATCAATCATATCATGATATTGTTCTGGTGACATACCATTAGATAATATATCATCATTAGAATCACTAGTAATAGAATAACTCATAATTTATAAATATAATAATATATATAAATATAGTTTTAAATAAGTTTAAAAAATCATGAAAATTTAGAACTCCATTTATAAAAATTGTTACGTAGATTTTTATTAATAAGATAATCACCAGTAATAGGATCTCTAATATTTTCATTAACACAAATATCAATTAATTTTCTAAAAATATTATCTAAATAAAATCTTCTTGTATTATTTTTAATACCAACATATATAATAGGTTTATTATTATTTTCAGTATTAGATATATATTTTTTTTGAATATTATTTGATGGATGTGGATATATATTTAAATCATTATTATCATAATAATAATGTTTTTGTTTAATTTCATAATCTGTTGGATTATAATATAATTGTATTTGTTTATTTTTTGATAAATAAAGACTATTTGTTTCTATATTATAATTATTTAAAATTTTAATATTAGTTTCAATTCTAGAATCTAACCATAATTTATGAGTATTAATGTGTATTAATGGAACATAATTAAAATCATTATTATTTTCACCAAAAGTGTTTGTGGTATCTTTTAATTTTTTATTTTTAATAATAATTTTGTTATTAGAAGAATTAAAAGATGAATTAGAAAGATTATCAGTATTAAGATGAGTATTCATTAAATAGAGAATATAATAAAAATATCAAGATTATATAAATAAAATTATAAAAATAATATTTATATCATTTAATAAAAAAAATAATAAAGACTTATTTAATAAAATTATTTTTAGTTTTTTGTGGTTTTTGTGATTTAATAACTTGACGTTTTAAATTAGTAGATTGTTTTATTGTTCTTTTTGATAATATTTCAGTAGTACATACATATGCTGTATCTTTATTATTAAGAATTTTTGTTAATGTTTCTTGAATTATTTCTGGAGTGATGGCACTTTTAGATTCTTTAACATTTCTAGTAATAGCACCTTTATTAGTAACAATAACATCATCTTTTTGTTTTTCCATATATTCTAATATATAAGATTCAAATTGTTTTTTTTCATCTTTATATTCTTTTAATTCTTCATTAATTTCTTTAATTTTTTCATCTAAAGCTAACCAAGTTAATATCATATCTTTAAAATCTTCTGATACATCAGTTATATCAGTTTTTTTTAAATTAGGATCATCTTGTTTATGTTTATTTTTATTAGATTTATTTTTATTAGAGTTATGATTAATTAAATCATTTTCTAAATCTTTATTAGTATCATTAAGAGATTCAATAGGATCAATATTAGAATTATCAAGTAAATTATCAGACATAATAAATAAGATATATAATATAATAGATATTAAGATAATAATAATGTTAAATATAATTTATAAAAAATTTATAATAAATTTAGTAAAATAATTTAATAAAAGAATTATTTTATGAAAAAAATTATAATAAAATTAACATAATGATTTAATATTATAATCTGGTTCAATAGTTGAATTATTCCATGGAGATACTACAAATTTTGGACATGGTGGTGCTACTCTAATATCTCTAGAAGCATTTTTTTTAGATTGACCAACAGTATCAATACCGAATTTCATTTCAGGGACTTCAATAGAAATAGCTTTATCTAAATCAAAGAGATCAGTATAAGAATCGAACCATTTTTCATTAGGTTTACCAGGTAATAAATCTTTTGTTTGTAAATTATCTCTTGGTTTTAACGTTTGACTTACATATTTTGGATCATTTGTATTTGCTCCCAAAGTGTAACTTTCACCATAATTTGATAAAACATCATAATTCATAGCACTATTAGGCATAATACCTGATTCATCTGGTATTGATTTAGTTGGTGCTTTAATACTTGATACTGTTGATTTAGTTGAATCTATTGGATTAGTTGAAACATCTTTAATAGCTAAAGCATTATCTATAATATTTCCTAAATTATCAATAGATGATTTAGGTGTATTATTAGATGTTTTAGAAGGATTAAGATCAAAAGGTTCAACAGTATTTAAATTGATAATTAATAAAACAATGACAGCAATTAAAATTAATATAAATAAATTTTCCATGATAAATACTATATTTATATATCTAGATAATATTTAAAATTTTAATAATAATTTTACTAAATAAAAAAATATATATTGTTTATTATATATATATAAATTACTAATATGTTTTATAATAATACTTTATTTGAAAATAAATTACACCAATTATATAACACTAATAGAATTTTTATTAAGATGATTTTCGATTATAATTTAATAAATTTTTCATTATGTGTTAAAGATGATAAGAAAAATACTTTATTACATTTAATAGTATTAAATAATGATAATGATACTTTATTATCTTTTATGAATCATTTAAAAATTGCTTCATATGAAAAAAAATATATTAGACAAATATTAGATGCTCAAAATTCTAATGGTGATACTCCTTTACATATTGCTGTTAAAAATAATAATCAAATCATTGCTGAAAAATTATATAATTGTGGTGCTTCTACTAATATTCCTAATAAAGATGATTTTGCTGTTAAATTCTCTGAAACTGATACTGAATATAGAAAATCATCAAGAAGACAAACAGAAAATTCAAATTCGGTAGGATCAGTAGATAATATTTTAGATAATATGATAAAAACTGTAACTAAAGTTAATAATAATAATACTGAATCAAGTGATAAAAATACTGATAATTTATTTAATAAAATTATTAATAAAATTATGAATAATACTGATGATAAAATTGGTAATTTCACTACTGAATATAAAACTGATAAAGATTCTATTAATACTGATAGTTTTGTTGTTTATATTAATAATAGAACTAATCAATTAAATGATAAATTAAATAATAGAATTTTATTTGGTGGTGCTAATAATGACTCTTTAACTTCTTTATCTTTTAATAATAAACATGTTAATGAAACTGAATCTTCTAGTGATGAAGAACAAAAAAGTGATTCAAATGAATTAGATACAAATGAATCATCAAGTAATGAAGAATTAAGTGATTCAAGTGATGAAAAATCACAAAAAGGTGGTAGTGAAAGTAACTCTACTGAATTAGAATCATTAGGTATTTTCTATAATATTAAAAATATTAGAAAAGATAATTATATGACTGAATCTAGTGATATTTCTTCTAATAATTCTGATAGTGATGATATGGATGGTGGTAGAAAAATGAAAAGAGAAAAAGAAACATATCATCAAGATGTTTTAGAAATTATAAAAAAATTAGGTTATGGTGATGATGCTCCATTTATTAAAGCTGCTTTATGGAAATATATTAAAGATAATTATCCTAATGATTCTAATTTTGATAAATCTAAAAAAATGTTTGATTTAGCTAATAGTTCTAAATTTACTGATGTTTTAAAAACTTTAGATATTGAAGCTATTAAAGCTGTTATTAGTTCTAAAGTTAATCAATCTAAACCAGAAAAATCATCTACTAAATCTACATCAAGTAAAAAAGTTAAAGAAGAGAAAACAAAAAAAGTGAAAGAAGAGAAACCAAAAAAAGAGAAAAAAACATCAAGTAAAAAAACTAAAAGAACTTCAAGAAAATATTAAATTAAATTGATTTAATTAAATTATTATTATTAAATTAAATCAATTAAATGATAAACCAAATATATTATTATTTATCCATAAATAATTAAATTAAATCAATTAGGACAATAAGTAATATCAGACCAATCAAATGATAAACCAAATGTATTATTATTATTATTTATCCATAAACAATTAATTGATATTGTTCCATATATATTAAATTTTTTCATAGTTTCAAGATTAAACCATGTTATACCTGTATTATTTGAATTTAAATTTGTTGTTATCTTACCTTTTTGTTTCTTTAAATGTAATATTATTTTTGAATTAAATTTATCATTTTTATGTATTACTGATTGAAATATATAATTATTACTATATATTTTTGAATAATAATCCTCCCAATATTCTATAAATTTTATTAATCCATCATTTTTATTATTAATTATTAATAAATTTAATCTTATTTGTGATCCAATTTTATCAATTCCAAATTCACATATAAAATCTTTAAATTCATCAATATTCATTGTATATGTAATATTTTTATTATCATAACTCATCACATATTGTTTTATATTACTATCATTTATTAATGTTAAACTTAATTTATTATCTATATCTATATCTTTTTTTTTATTAATATGATAATTTTTATGTATATTATCCATTTTATATTATTATATCAAAAAATATATTTATATTATATTCATTAAAATATAATATAAATATATTAACAAGCTATGTGAACTAAACTTGTTTAGTGATGCGAGTTATCAATATTAGTTATTATAGTATGAATTATTATATAGTAATATTCATATAACTCATATTTATTAGTTATTATATAGTAATATTCATATAAGTTATATAACTCATTTATATTAGTTATTATTATAAATTATTATATAGTAATACTCACATAGCTTAACTTGTTTAGCTTATATTGTTCGTTTATATGAATTATTAAATATGTTGTTTAATAAAATCTTCAATAGCTTTTTTATTTCTTGGTCCTTGATATAATATATCTTTATTATTTTTTGATAATATAATAGTAGGAAAACCATCTATATCAGTACCATTAAAAGTTTTATGTATAGTAGTTTCAGGTTTATCACTAGAACAATCTATAGTATTAAAATCAATAAATTGTGAATTTTCATGATTACTTTTAATATCATTCCAAATAGGTTTAAATGTATTACAATGACCACACCATGTAGCAAAATATAATGCTAATTTAGGTTTATTACGAATATCAACTTTATTAGAATTATAATTTTCATTATTAGAAATAGTAGGTGTAATAGGAGGTGTAATAGAAGGTGTAATATTAGTATAATTATTATCAAAGAGAGAGATAATAGAGAAACCAATACCTAATAAAAGAACAATGAATAAAATAAGGAAATATTTATTATTATTAAGATATGAAAACATTATAAATATGAATAATTATAATGATAATATAAGAAAATAAATTTAAAATAGTTTAATAATTTTATTATATATTATTATAATTATTTAATAATAATGACATTAAATAAGATAACTAATGAATTAATTGACAAATTAACCGAAGAACTTAATAAACCAGAAATAAAAAAGAAAATATCTGATAAATGTATTAAACCATTTTTAGAAGATTTAAATATAGTTACACAAAAATATTTTATAACAATTATATTATTATATGGTGTTGTTATTTTATTATTATTATTTATTATATATATTATCACTTGTAAAAATAATAAATCATAAATAATTATAAAAATATTAAAAGAAGATATATAAACTAAATAATAATAATATAATAAAAATCTATTATATTATTATTAATGAATTTAATAATAAATTATATAATAAATTTTATAATATTATATCTATTTTTTTTATCATTTATAAATGTATCATTAGATGAAAATCCAATAAAATATAAATTATATATATTTAGTATAATAACATTAATACAATTAAGTATAAATATGATGGAATTAATAAGAAATAATTGTAATTTTGATATATTAAAAACAATAAATAAATCGATATTATATGGATTATTTGGAATAATAGGATATTCTATATATAATGATCTTAATTGGAAATTATATACTGATTATATTTCTCCATATAATGACAATAAATATTATAAATTTTTTATTATGACTTCTATTATTATTTTTATCTCTTTTATATTTGCATCATTAGATATAATTATAACTAATAATATCATTATTGATTGTAAAAAAAAAGAAAATGAAGAATATAAATATATTTAATTATAAATAACCATTTAATTATTTTTCTAATCTCTTAATATATATATTTCTATTATGATCCTTAATAATAAATTATTTTCTTCAAAAATGTTAAGATACATGATATATGCACTTTTTATATTTACTATATTATATTATATACCACAAACAAAATTATGTTTAACTGATTCAATCTTTATTACTATTATATTATTATATTTCATTTATTTTTTTGAACATTTTAATAATAGATTAAATAAAAATAAATGTATTAATCAAATATCTCATGATACTAAACCACTAATTGATACTAAAACAAAAATTGAAAATTTTACCACAGACACCTTTAGTGATAATTCTTCTAATGATATTCTTTTAAAAAATAAATATAATTATGATGGTATTATTACTAAAGATATTATTAATGATGTTATTATTGATTTAGAAAAATCTAATAAAAATAAAGATATATTAACTAAATTATATGATATGTCTAATAAAGATAAAAAATTTAAAGCTTTATTAACTGTTATTGAAACTAATATTAATAGAGTTAAAGATATTAATAATAATGATTCTCAAAGAATTATTGATTTAGTTATTGATGTTTATAATAGAAGTAATACTACTCAAGATCAAAAATTAAGTAAATATTTTGAAAATAATACTAAAGAAAATGAATCTAAAACTGATAAATTATCTTGTGATTGTGAATCTAAAATTGAAAAATATTTAGAAAGATTATTTAAAGAAGGAAAATATTTTGATAAAAATGGTTTATTACAAAATGTTATGAATAATGATATGAGATATAGTCAATTAACTGATTCTCAAATGCAACCTTTAGGTTCTAATGATATGACTATGAATAATACTTGGGATAATGATTATGTCTTATTAAATACTGATAAATGGAAAGTCCCACAATCTAGTCCTTATAAATGTAAACAAGAAAAAGAATGTCCAATTTGTCCTTCCTTAACTAGTGGTTATCCTGTTAATGTTAAAGATTTTAATAATGCTAGAAAAGTTATGCCTCCTGATAATATTAATATTGATTATATTAAAGATAAATTAAATAGTGGTTTGGTTTAAACTCTTATAATAATAATTATTTATATCTTATTTAATATTATTTAATATTATTATTTTGTAATATTATATATCTTATTATTTATTTTTTATAATAAATAATAATTTATTAGATTTAATTTATTTAGTTAGCTTTAACTTCTGGCATAACATTGACAACAACAATATTATAAACAGCTAATCCAATTAAAAAGAAAGCAATTTGTTGTAATGATTCTTTATCAAATAATGGTTCTCCTAATCTTTGTTTATTTAAAATATGAATTGTTACTAAGACTGTTGCATTTTTTACTAAATCTGTAATAAAATCTTTCTTATTTGTTTTACTTGTATCAAACATATATTATATATTATAATATTATATATTTTTTTTAGATTATTTTTTTATTATTTTTTTATTTTATGATGTTTATATTGTTATAATTTTAGTAATTATAAAAATATAAATAAATTTATATATAAAAAATATAATTATATTTAGTTTAAAAAAAATTAATAATTTACATAATAATTTTATTAATAATGATTCGTAAATTAATTTTTTATATTATGATAATCATTTTATTATATTATTTATATTATACTATTAATAAATATATTTTTGATCTAAAAAATGATATTTGTGATTTAAATAAACGTTTAGATAATTCTGATAAATTATATCAATTTACTAATAAAAAATTAGATACTATACAATATATTAATACTAATACTAATACTAATACTAATACTAATACTAATACTAATACTAATACTAATACTAATATAAAATATGATTTAGAATTAGATAATTTTAATAAAAATAATACATCATCAGATAGTGAAATTATTAAACATTCATCTATTAATAAATCTATTAATATAAAAAAAGATAAATTTTCTCAAGGAACTTTTGGTGATATTGATTATACAAAAACAGATGATATAAATAATATTAATAATAATCTTATAGTTAATAATGATAATAAAGATGTTGTTATAAATATGAATAATATAATTTCTGTATTATTAGATAATGAAATTAATAATAATCATCAAACTGATATTAATACTGAAAATACATTTAATGATGTTATTGTTGAAAAAATTAATAATAATAATAATAATAATAATAATAATGTAATAGATACCAACTTATCTAAAGATAATGATAATGATGATTCATATAGTAATGATAGTAATAATATAACTGATAGTTATTGTAATAATAATATTAATAATATTAATAATGATATTAATGATATTGATAATAATATTAATGATATTGATAATGATGATATTGATGATAATATTAATAATATTAATGATATTGATGATGATATTAATGATATTGATAATGATGATATTAATGATATTGATAATGATGATATTGATGATGATATTGATGATATTAATGATATTGATGATATTAATGATATTGATGATAATGATGATATTGATGATAATGATGATATTGATGATGACATAAATAATGATATAGATGATGATATAAATGATGAAGATGATATCAAAGAAGATATAAATAAAGATATTAAAGAAGATATTAAAGAAGATATAAATAAAGATATTAAAGAAGATATAAATAAAGATATTAAAGAAGATATAAATAAAGATATTAAAGAAGATATAAATAAAGATATTAAAGAAGATATAAATGATATTATTAATAATAAAGATATTAAAGAAGATATTAAAGAAGTTATAGATAATAATATAAAAGAAATAATAAATAAAAACAATATAATAGAAACTTTAAATGAAAAAAGAAATAAGGATATAAATAAGATGTCATTAATAGATTTAAGAAATTATGCAAAAGATAAAAATATAACAATAACAATAAAAGGAAAATTAAAGAATAAGGATGAATTGATAAGAGATATATTAAAAAAAGAATAAAAAAAATAAATTATCTTGATAAATAAAAAAAATATAATCTAAATAATATAGAAATAATAGAAAATGAGTAAAAATTTAAATAATAGATATGGAGAATGTTGTAATTGTCCAGCATTTATGGAGGATCAAGGAAGAATAATAACAAATTATCAACCAAGTAGATCTTATCATAGTGATTTAAAAAGAGAATTAAATGTAAAAGATAGTAATGAAATGAGAATGTTATTACAAAATAATGGTTTAGAAAGATCACAAAAAGAATTTCAAAATATAACAGGATGTCAAAATAATGAAAAGAATAGATTTAATATAGATTTATCAAAATATACATTTAATGAGAAATTAAATCCAATATATTAAGAAATTAATTTTATTATTTTAATTAAATAAATAATAAAATTAAGAAATTTATTTCATATCATGTTTTAAAGGTTTAGATTCAGAAGAATTATTTGATTTAACAGATACAGTAAAGAAAGGATTAACAATAGAAGCATCAATAACATAAGGAAAACTTAATGGAGAAACGAAAGAAGGAATATAAATAGAATCAGTATAATAAATAAAAGGATTATACCACCAATAAGTAATTGGATCAATAATATAAGATTTTTTTACTTTTTTTTCATATAATTCAGAATCACTAGAAGAATCATCATCATCAAATTTAGATTTTTTTCCTCCAGATTTATTAGTATGTCTATTAGTATGTTTTTGTAAAGATTGTTTAAATTCATTAATTAAGACTAATTTACCACTAAATGGTTGAATAGAGAAATCAACTCTATCGGAATTATTATTTTTAGATTCTTTAACTTTAAAATGTAAGAGATGTTTATTATTTTTAGCAGTAAAATTAAAAGAAGAATAGTCACCACCAGATTGAACTTGAGAATCTTTCATTCTTAATAAAGTGAATTTAAAATTAGGAATAGAATTAGAGAAATATTTAGAGATAGTAGAATAAGCTTTATTAGCTGCATCAAGAGAATTATTAGCAGAGAAAACTTTATCCATGGATCCTTCAATATATGGGTTAACTAATAAATAACTTTTCATTTTAATATAATATAATATAATATAATATAAAATAATAGAATAAAATTAAATTATTTTATTATTTTTTTTTAATATGTATTTAATTATAATAATATTTTAATTATATATCATGGATAATATTACTACTAATATAACTAATTATTTAAATAATATAAAAATAAATATAAAATCAAAGATATTTAGTAATCTAGATAATATAGAATATAATTTATTATATGGATATTATATAAATTTAATAATCTATATATATATACATATATTTTATCCTAATACTATAGATAATTATATAAAACAATTAGAATTGAATAATAATAGAGATTTATATGCGATATTAAATTTATTATTACCAATGATAGATGATAAAAATGGAACATATATATTACATAAAAAAATAAGTAATTTGAAAGATATAAGTATATTAAAAACAAAAAATGAATATGAAATAACAAAAATACAATATGATAGATTTTATTTATCAAAAGATAAAAATGAATATGATGAAGATATTGAAAAGATATTAGATAAAAAATGTAAAGAATATGAATATAATATTAATGATATAGAACATAATTATAAATTATTATTAGATACAATTGATATCATTTCTAATAAATTATATATAAATTGGAATAATATAATACCAATATTAAAAACAGAATATAAACAACTAGAATTATATAAAAAATCATTTAATTATGATTGGAAAGAAAATAAATATATATGTGAAACAATAAATAATGAAAAAATAGATGTAAAAGAATATTATAAATCATATGAAAATATAAATAAATATAGATTACAATATAATGGATTACATTTTATGAATTATTATAATACAATATATTATGATCTATATTTATCAATTATTGATATTAAATGGTTATTATATGAATTATATATTATTAATGAAAATGAAAATATTATTAATAATAAACCAAAATCATATTTACAATATATTAATGAAAATATTAATTTATATAATATTTATAATAATGATAATTGGTTTTTATTAGATGAAAAAGATAAAATAGAATTTGAATTTCAATTTAATAATTTTATAGATAAAAATATAGATGATCAAATAAAATTTAAAATAATATTTATATTTATCTTTAATTTTGAGAAATTAAAATATAAAGATATTCTTATTAATGAATATAATTATTTTTCATATATTGATCATATTTTTAAAATTATTAAAAAATTAAATGATGATGATTTAATAAAAATATTTATGAATGATGAAGATTTAAATTTAGATGAGATATTAAAACAAGATAAAGAAATACAAAAAAAATTTAAATTAGAAATACAAAAAATACCAATGTATATGATATATCAATATATATCATCATTATTATATAAATTAGATAGAACATGGTATGGTAAACATATTATTAATAAAAATGATAATAAGAATTTTATATTAAATGATATACCATTATATAATAATATTACTGAAATTACTAATGATAATTATGATGAAATATTAAATATAATAAATAATAAACAATATATATATAATAATAAATTTACTATTAATAATTTTGATAATAAAAAAAATTTAACATATCATATATCATTTAAAAATATTTATAATTTTGCAAAAAGTATTTCATTACATTATGCTAATTCAAGTAATATTTATTCAACAGGTGAATTAGTAGGAGATTGGTATAATTTAGATATAAATAAATTAAATTATCATATAAATTATATTTTTAATCCAAATATATCATTAATAAGTATAAGAAATTATATTAAATATACATATATTTATAGTTATGATATTAGTAAAAAATTAGAATCAGAAAATAATAGTTATTATTATTATTATTATAATTTTTTTAGATCATATATTTTATCATCTTTAAAAGATATTGTATTTGAATGTTTAATATTTAGAGGATTATTATCAAAATTTAATTATCATAATGAATTAACTAATAATAATTATAAAAATAATTATTTTAATAATATGAAAAAATTATATACTGATGATTATATTAAATCTATTAAAAAAAATTCATATTATTATCTTACTGATAAATTATATAATGAATTAAATTATGTTGATATTGATTATGATAATAAATATAATAATAAAACATTTTTTGATTTAATTAAAACGAAATATAGTTGGACTAGATTTTATGCTCTTGATTGGATATCACAAATATCATTTTATCATCATTATATAAATAATAGAATGGTAATGATAACAGGAGCAACAGGAGTAGGTAAATCAACTCAAGTACCTAAATTATATTTATATTCATTAAAAATGATTGATCATAATTATAATGGAAAAATAGCATGTTCAGTACCTAGAATCATGCCAGTAAGAAATAATGCAGAACGTATATCATGGGAATTAGGTGTTCCTATATTTCATAAATCTAAACATTATAATGAGATTATTACTACTAATAATGGCTATATACAATATAAAACTGGTGAAGATTCACATATAATAAATAATAATGATTATTATTTAAGATTAATAACAGATGGATCATTATTACAAGAAGTATATAATTCACCATTATTAAAAAATATAAATGTAAATAGTTTATATAAAGCAAATAAAGGAAATGAATATAATTCAATGACAAAAACAAATATTTATGATATAATAATAATAGATGAAGCTCATGAACATAATAAAAATATTGATTTATTATTCACTACATTAAGATATAGTATAGAATATAATAATAGTTTAAGATTGTCAATAGTAAGTGCGACAATGGAAGATGATGAGAAATTATATAGAAGTTATTATAATATGATAAATGATAATTTATTATATCCATTAAATGAACAATTAAAAGAAAGACAATTAGATAGAATAACAGTAGATAGAAGAATACATATATCACCACCTGGTGAAACTACTCAATTTAATATTATTGAAAAATATTATGATTATGAACCAGAAAATTATGATAAAGCAGAAGAAATAGCATTAAGTATATTACAAAATGAAATATTAAATAAAAATATCATATCTGATATATTAATATTTAGTATTACTGAGAAAAAAATTATTAATTTAGTTAATAAAATTAATAATGAAATATTATTACCATCTTCTAAATTTATTTGTATACCATGTTATTCTGCCTTAAATGAATATTGGAAAAATTTTATTACAAATATATCAAAAGAATTAAAAAATTTAGATATTGATAGAAATGATCTTATGAAATATATATTAAATAAAAATTTTGAATATAAAAAAGTTCAATCTGGTTATTATACTAATGTTATAATAGTTGCTACTAATATTGCCGAAGCTTCTTTAACTTTTGATACAGTTAAATATGTAATAGATACTGGTTATTATATTAATGTTAATAGTGGTTGTGGTTTACAATCTACTATTGTTAATATTGATAAAATTAGTGATGCAAGTAGAAAACAAAGAAAAGGAAGAGTAGGAAGAGTATCAGATGGTAATGTATATTATACATATAAAGAAAATTCAAGAATAGGAAATAAACCAAATTATGGAATATGTTCAAGTGATATAAGTGATGATATATATAGATTATTAGTAAATTCAGATACTGAAGAAAGATTAATAGATATAAATATTCATAGTGATTTTATACAACAATATAATATAAAAAATAATATATTGATAGATAATAAAAATAATATATGGGATAATAATTATTTTATTACTTTTAATACTAAAAATAAAAAATATTCTGGTTATATACATCAATATATTATATTAGATTTATTATATAATAATAAACAACTAATTATTAATAAAAAATGTTATAATTATCATGGTAATAAAATATTTTTAAAAGATAGAAGAATTAATAATGATTATCAATTAAATATGATTCCTGAACGTAAAATAACTGGTTATAATGTTGAAACAATATTAGATATTAATGGATTATTTTATTTTATTCATCCAGATGAACAATCATTTATAAGATATACATTACAATTAATAAATATAATGTCAACACAAAAAAATGAGTATTTTGTAGATAGAATTTATCAATGTATTATTAAAAATATTAAAAATAATTATTTATTATCTATTAATAATAATTTTACTAAATATAATCTTATTAAAAACTATTTTAGTAAAAGAAATAATGATAATAAAATTAAATTTAATAATAATGTTATTAGATCTAATTATTCTTATATATTAGATGATGTTTTCAGTAATAATAATATAAAATTATTAAATATAAAAAATTATAAATCATTAATTATCACATTAAGTTATAGTATAAAATATAATTGTCATTATATTTGTATTATTATGATTATTTTATTATATATTTCTAATTATAATCCTATTAATTTGATGAATGATATATATAATAAATATAATAATTTTGATGATTTATTTATTTATTTTGATATTGCTTCTAAAATATATAACGAATTATTAAATCATAAAATATTAAAAAAATATGAAAATTGTAATCAAAATCATATATGTGAATTACATTCTTATAATTATAAAAATAAATGTATTAATAAATGTGATAATTTTAATGATATTGTTGATGTATTTAATTGTAAATCTAATTGTAAAAATGATTATATCTCATTATTCAATAAATGTAATAATAAAGATTTTAAAAAATGTATGATAAATGATTATTTTATTAATAATAGATTTTCATATGATATTAAGAAAAATCAATTTATTGAAATTTATAAAAATAAAAATATTAATAAAGATAATGATTTGACACTTGATGAATTTCATATTTTTAAAAATATATTCGATAATCAATTATTTGATAATGATAAAGATTATCTTAAATATATCTCTAAATTTATTAATAATAATAATATTAAAAAAATCTTATATGATATTTTATCTAGTCTTAATATTTTACCAATTAATGATTTTATTAATAATTATAATCTCTTAATTTCTATTATTAATTTAGAACATAATAATTATTTTAATTGGTTTAAAAATAATATAATAGTAATTCCAACTAATAATACTTATGATTCAATTAAATATTCTTTTTTATATGGTTTTAATAATATAATATCACATTTTGATAATAAATCTTTTATTTTAGATTTTGATGATCTTTTATTATATAATATTAAAATTAATAATAATAATGATTTTTATAAATATAATGAATATAATATTGCTCTTGATATAAATAATGATAATGATGAATTAGAATGTAATTGTTTATTTAAAGTGAATATTAATGAAATTTTATTAACAAAATTTTTAGATTTTAATAAATATAAATATATTAATAAATTACAATTATTAAAAGAACTTTATCCTAAAAATGATAATATCTATTATAGTATTTTTAATGATATTATTAAAAATTATGATTATATGAAATATAAATTCTATATTGATACTATTAATTATGATGATAACAATATTACTGATATTTATGAAAAATCTAATGATATTTATTATTATTTGAGTTTATTATTAAATAATAAATCTAATATGGATGGTGGTATGATTCATAATAATCATCAAATATATAAAATTAAATTATCTTCATTATCAAAAATAAAAAAAGATTTATCATTATATAATATTCAAATATATAAAATAAATTATCCATATATTTATCTTAAACATAAATAATTTATTTCATTATTATATATTTATCCTCATAACAATTAGTTTTATACTAACTCATTTCATTCGTTAGTATAAAAAAAATTGAAAAAATAAATAATAATATAATAGATGATATTATTATAAATTAATATTAAATAATATAATTAAAATGTCAGTAGAAATAAAAGTTTATTATAATTTAAATAAAATACATAATTCATTAATATCTTGGTCAGAGAATAAAAAATTAACCAATGAAATAAATAATATAATATTAGAAGGTTTAATAGTAAAAACAGATAAAGATTATATAATAATAACACCATGGATAATAGAATTATTATATAGTGATATTTATATGATATATAATGATAAAGAGATTAAATTAAATATATTAAAATATGATAAATATTTACATTTAGTAACATATGAAATAACAGATAAAGAAATAATATTAGAGAGATATATAATAAAGAAAAAATTAATGAAGAATAGACATTATATATGTAATATTTTTGGAGAAATAAATTCAGAAGATCATTATTATATCAAAAATAATAATGAATCATATAATATTAAAAATATTTATCAAACATTAGAATATATTAATATTATTAATATATCAAAATTATATATATTATCATGTGATAAGGATGATAATATAGATAAAATAATAAAATTAGGGAATATATTATATAAAAATAATGATAAAAATATAATAGGGATGTATATGGAATATAGACAAGATAAATATACATTTATACCGACAATATCAATATTAAAAATATTAGAAGAATCGAGTTATTTATTTCATTATAATTATGATATTTACAATAATATGATAATTATGACTGAAGGATTATTAAAAGACAAAATAATAAAATCATTAGATAATAAATTATTAATAATAGATGATAAAGATAATAATAATGAGATAATGATACTTGATAATAAAAAAGAGATACCTATAAAAACCTATTTTATGTATAATACAAAATCTAAAATTAATGTTGAATATTATGATAATGAATTAGATATAAAAGAGAATAAAATAAATAATATGAAAATAAAATTAATAAATATAAATAATTTAGAAAATTATAAAGATACTTTAAATACAAAGATATTAGAATATGAAGATCTAACAATAATAGAATTTAATCCATTAATATTAAATTGGTTAAATAAATTTAATATATTATTGATAAATAATATAATAGATGATTATATAAATAATCCATTTGATAAAAAATATTATAATAAATTAATAGTTATAGATATTAAAAATCAAAATTTATTAGATAAATTAAATAAAGATAATATAGATATTAAAATAGATTATGAAAATGAAGATATTAAATATATATGTTCATTAGAAATATTAGAAATAAATAATATAAAAAATATAACATTTGAAGAATTAAAATCAATAAAAAAAATAAATGATATTAAATTATTATTCAATGAAAATAAATATATTATATAATAATGAATAAATTATGATAGTTTTTTTATAATGATCTTATATATAAAATATATAATATATAATTATAATATAATATATAAATGAGTGAGAATAGAATAAATTTAGATCCTAAAATATGGGGACCATATGGTTGGTTATTTATACAATCTTCTATATTATCATATCCGAATAATCCTTCAGATAATGAAAAAATAGTATATAAACAATTTATTGAATCATTAAAAATAATATTACCTTGTTTAAAATGTAGAGAACATATAACTCAATATATTGATAATAATCCAATTAATGATAATATATTAAATAATCGTGAAAATTTTTAAAATGGAT